CAAAAGAATACTAGATGAGGAATGGACACAAATAAGAGCAGAAAGAACACGATTACTAGGAGACACAGACCATCATGCTCTGTCAGACCAAACACTTTCAGATGACATGAAAACATACAGAAAGTCATTGCGAGACTTACCATCAGCACAGTCTAGCAAGACTAAATATTCAGACATAACATGGCCAACTAAACCATAGAGTAAACAATGCCAATACGAAGATTAGATAAAACATTAACTGCAACCACAGCAACAGTAGCTGGAGAAGATATAGCTGCAAATTCTATTCCAGTTAAACCACATATTCAGTATGGTGTACTACAACCAGCTGTTGCAGGAAAATTATTAAATGGTGCTACTCATTCTGGTGCTTATGGTACTGCACAAACTCAATCTGGTGGAGATGGCCACAGTTATTACTATACAGATATAAAAGGTTCAAAACCGATTAAAGACCCTAGAATTGGAGCACATTTTGGATCACAGAGACACAAATTTAAGTCATTGCAATTACTAGAACAAGAGACTGCAACACATGGTAATGATGTATTTTCATTCGATGGTAGAGAATGGATTAGAGGTGTTGGTGGTTGGACAAATTGGATTGATGGCGCATCATCAGGTGGAGCTATATCGTCAACACAAAATGATTTTTTTGAAATTACAGGGTATTTTTCTAATGCCAATTATATAGCTTTTACAGACACTAATGATAGATCAATTAGGGTAACTATAGATGGAGGAACAGAAGATACAACTGTTTATGGTGGAGCTATAGGTGCGGCCAATCCGCTAAGTTCCAGATATGTTGATGCAGGAAACTTACACCAGATTGCGACAACCACATTAGGAATACATACTATAAAAATACGAAAACAAGGTACTGCTAGTACAACTGCTGTAAATGGCATCGAACTAATTGCCCAAGACACCACATCAACTGCAACCAAATCCAAAATCCAGATTCCAGCACAGAATGTAGTATCCTACGGAAAGAAGTTTGCTATTTCAGCTACTGCACAGCATTATGATCCGTTCAATGGGTTTACTAATGGATCAAGTGTTACTGCTTACGTTGATACAGCAACCTCATTAGGTGTAGAAGCATGGAAAAATAGCTCAACGTACTATCGGCCTTACAATGGCGGAAGGGTAGTCAAATGGATTGCTTCTGATGGAACGATTAAAACCTCAGTAAACATGATGCCACCTAATGCTAGGTCAATAGGAAACTCATCTTCACTCACAAATGCTACTGCAAAGGCAAATGCTTCTATTGCAAACAATACCTTCTATCCAACAATGGAAGCAGGAGCAATAGATCACTCACTTGCAGAAGTTGCAAAGGCCTATATGCTTCGTGAGTTTGGGAATGGTTCAGCAAATGGTGGAACAGGAAGTGCTACTTATGCAGATGCAAGTATGCTTTCTGGAACTGCCGATGATGTTGCCTATGTAATGGATGATGGATTAACAAGCTTTTCTGGTAATAGTTTGTGGATTTCCAATGGCGATAGGTTTGTTCAGGATGGATCATCGGGTAAAAATCTTTATATTACATTTATAGGAACTGGTATTAGTATTAAACAAAATTCTGTAAATCATGCTGGTTCTGATTCCTTTAAATATTATATAGATGGTATTTTGGTAAAAACTTGGTCAAGTGGAACAGTTCCAGAATGGCAAACCATAGCTCAAAATCTATCATATGGGACACACATTCTAAGAATGGAGTTAGCTGGTGTTAGCAACTCAAGAGAATATTGGCGAGAAGCAACATTCCACCAGCCCAAGATGCCACCAATCCCTGAAGATGCTGTAATCATTAGTGATTATATGCTAATGGCAGATTTTGTCAAACAGACTGCAACAGCGACAGATATATCTGGACAAATATCTAAAGGGTCAAGGCTAGTAGGTAGTACCAGAGATCATTTTTATAATTCTTCTGCAGCTTTTCATGCTGATTCTGGCAAACCAAGAGGTGATGTAATCGGACTTTCTGTAAAAAATGGTAGTGCTGATGCAACTGCAAAACTTCCTTTTTTTGGTACTACTGGAGCATTTCATGTTGCTGCTTCCAATCAAGCATGGCCTTGTGAATTAGGAGGTTCTGCGGCAACTGAAACAAAATTAGATAATACTGCTGATTCGGTAAGAGATGCAATAACAATAGCTGAAACAGTAACTTTAGGTCAAACCAGTATTCAAACAACAATTCCAAGTGGTGAGTATATTTTTGTATCTACTCAAGTAGCAACACCAATCCACACATCATCACACTATCAGCCTTTTGAAACACCTTTCCTAAAAGAGCTAGTCGGAGGCGATAGGAATATGGAACAGAACAATCTTATAGTTACGGCTGATGGTAAGAGCTGGGATGAGGTTACAAGGAATACGAGTTATCTAGGAAATACTAATATTTCAACAACTATAGATGTTAATGAAACTAGTGATGATGCAATAATGAAATTTGATGAATGGAGAGGTCAGTTGGGAACTGTGAAATCATGGCACTCTAATAAAGATTTTGCTATAGCTTATGATAGAGTAATTTGTTTAGTAGATGGTCACTACGAAATTCATGTGCAAACTATTTCAGCTGGGGCAGGAACAAATGGCAGACATGGATCAATAAAAATTAATGGAGTATTGACTTTAAGTGGACATACTGGACAGTCTAATCTTACTTCCTCAGTAAGTGATTTGAATATTTTTTTAAAAAGAGGAGATTATGTTCAAGTAACTGGTAAGTGGTATGGAGGTTCTGGTGGTCACTTTGATAATTTTCAAATAAAGAGGATTAACTGATGTTTATATCACATAAATCAAATGTACTTCAAATAGTCAATGATGCAGAGTGGCAATGTAGAAGAATGACCAAAGGTCAGAGTAAATCTGAATACTGGACATGGTTGGCAACTATTACTGATGCAGATGGAGTAGTGGATTATTCAGGTGAAACAGGATATACGATTGTTGAGTGTACCGATGAAGATGTCCAAGAAAGACTTACTCAGTTAAGTGATTATGTAAGTATCACTATAGAAACAGGAATAATATACAACATCAAATACTATGCAACTAAAAGAGACTCAGAGATAGATGGTGTTAAATCTCACTTTATAGGTGATGATACAGCAAAAGATAAGAGAATACTAGACCAAAAATGGGCAGACATTAGAGAACGAAGAAACAGAGAACTTACAGAATCAGATTGGGTAGTAGTGAAAGCAAAGGAAACTCATGCAAACGCAAGTATTCCTTCAGATTGGGTAGACTACAGAACGGAACTTAGAGACATTACAAAGCAGTCAGATCCAGATGATATAACATGGCCAACTAAACCTTAATGGGATAAATATAAGTAAAAAACAACTATGGCTTTTTCAAAAATAACAACTAGAGGAATGTCGGGCGATACCCTAGAGGCAGGAGATATTGCAGCTAATGCAATCGGTGCTTCTGAACTTGCAGATAATGCAGTAGACACCGCTGCGATTGCAGCTACTTCTATAACTGAAGCAAAACTTAATGCAGATGTTACGGATGGTAGTGCAATTCAAACTCCAACAAAACCTCACATTCAACCTAACACTCTGTATCCTGCTTGGGAAGGTTATCTTAGTGATCATTCTTCTGCGTATGAATTTTATGACTCCTCACCAGATACATTAACAATTAATGCTTTTGGAGGTTCTGTAAGACATACTCCTCAACAAACAAAAATGCAAAATACTTCTATGAGGTTTAATGGAGTAGATGATCGTTTAGAAATTGCTCATAATACTGATTGGGATTGGGGTACTGGTGATTTTACAGTAGAGTTTTGGATAAGACCATCTGGTGCTATAGGAGGTGCAGATAATATTATATCAAGAAAAAATAGTAGTACTGATTCTACATTTTATTTACGATTTGAGTCAGGGAAATTGAATTGGGCTGCAGGAGGAGATCATTTATCCCCTTCTACTTCAGATTTTGCTGTAGATAATTGGTATCATGTAGCATTTGTAAAAGCAAGTGGTACAATGACTTGTTATAAAAATGGAACAAGTCTTTATACTTTTTCGGATTCTGTTAATTATTCTTCCAGTACTGATGGTACTTCTGCCATATCTATAGGATGTAGAATATTATCTGGTGATTATATTCAATTTGGTGAATTTTACTTAGACGAATTACGAGTTACAAAAGGTTTGGCAGTATATACTGGTGCATTTACTGCTCCAACAGCTGCATTGACAACCACATGGTCTGCGAATCCTTTCGGTGGAGCTAATACCGCAGCAAATTCAACTGCTGGCAATGTAGGTCTTTTAATTCATTCTGCACCAACAGGAAGACATTCTGGTGCATACGGAACTGCACAAAGTGACGGCAAATCATACTACTACACAGACATCGGGGGAAG